GCTAAACATCGGCCAGAAGCACCGAAGAGCCGTCCGATGGTACTCTGAAAACATCATGGGCATCTTCTCGCGCAAGAAGCCGGTCGAACGCGAACGCGACATCCCGTTCGTGTACCCGTCTTACGGCTTCTACAACCCTCTACAAGGCCCGGTCACGGTCAACAGCCTGACGACGCTTAGCATCCCTGCCGCGTACCGATGCGTACAGCTGATCTCCGACTCGATCGCATCTTTGCCACTCAAGGCGTACCGCCATAACACCGAGATCGAGCCGACACCGGCGATCCTCGCCCAGCCAGACCGCACCATGACCCGCCATGAGATGATCGCCTCGACGCTGCTGTCGATGCTGATTCACGGAAACGCATTCTGGCTACTGGGCGACCGCGACGCTCTCGGCTACCCGCGCCAGGCCGTACTGCTCGCCACCGACGCAGTCACCGTCCAGCCGATCGGCGCAGAAGTGTTCTACAAGGTCGCAGGCCAGACCTACACCAGCGAAGACATCCTCCACTTCCGAGGCTTATCCACAGCCGGCTCCCCAGTCGGAATGAGCGTCATCGAACATCACCGCCGTACCCTCGGCATCTCGATCGCAGGCGAAGACTGCGCCAGCGAGGTTTACAACGCAGGCGGCCTACCGGTCGGCGTCCTTGAGGCCGAACAAGAAATGAGCAAAGCCGAAGCCGAACAGGTCAAGAACCAGTTCATCGCCGCGAACGGCGGCCGCAACCGGACACCAGCGATCCTCGCAGGCGGCCTGAAGTTTAAGCCGCTGAGCTTCAACCCGAAAGACCTCGAGCTAATCGACGCCCGCCAGTATTCCGCTCAGCAGATCTGCACGATCTTCGGCGTCCCCGCATTCTTGGCTGGAGTCGCATCACCGCAGTCCATGACGTACTCGAACGTCAACCAGGACTCGATCCACTTCGCCCGCTACACGCTGCGACCCTGGATCTCACGCATGGAAGCGAGCCTCTCAACGCTGCTCCCTCGCGGCCAAGAAGCCCGTTTCACAATGGACGCCCTACTCAGGGCCGACACGATCACCCGATACCAGGGATACGAAATCGCGATCCGCGCCGGCTTCCTAACCCCGGCCGAAGTACGCGACCTCGAAGACTTTGCGCTCGAGGAAGATGATTCGATGGAGGTAACCGATGTCCAGTTATGAGATCCGGACAGTCGAGTTCGCACACTTCGAGATCCGCGAAAGCGACGACGGACACCACCTGGTCGGCATTGTGGCCCCGTTCGGAGCGTTGTACGACGCCGGCCGCTACCTGGAACGCTTCTCATCGTCAGCGTTTGATAAGTCGATCCAGGAACGCGGCACGAAGATCCCGCTGCTCGAGCAACACGCAACCGACCGACTCCCGATCGGAATGTCGACCAACTGGCAGAAAACCCGCGACGGCCTGGTAGGCGACTTTCTACTCGCTCGCACAGCTCGAGGCGAAGAAGCCCGCCAACTCGCCCTCGACGGCATGGTGACCGGCTTCTCAGTCGGCTTTATTCCCGTCCGGAACCAGACCGACCAGATGGACGGCCGGCCACTCATCACCCGCCAAGAAGTGAAGCTCGATCACGTCGGATTCGTTCGCAATCCGGCCTACGCCGAAGCGCAACTCGTTTCCGTCCGGTCATACGATCCCGATGACCCTGAGCAGGCTCCCCGCCTCGCCAAGTGGAGAGGCCTGATCCTGTAATGGCATCGAACTTCGCAGTCACCATCACAGACACCTCGACGCTCATCCTGACCGCTGAGCAGGAGTTTCGAGCGGTCTACGTCCAAGTCGTCGGCAACAACACCGTCTACATCGGCGACCAGTCGACGGTAACCACAGCGAACGGATTCCCGATCGCCAAACACGCCGCCCCGATGGAGTTTCAACTCAACGCCGGCCAAACGCTCTACGGAATCTGCACCACCGGACAGACCGAAGAGCTGCGCGTCTTCGCACCACGCGACTAATCCGACGCAAAAACAACAACAGCTAAAAACATCATGTAGCATCGGCAACCAGGCCGACCTGCTCGCCGCGAGAAGCACCAGCAGTCACCGAGAAACCAGACCACTTTCTCAAGGAGACTGAACCAATGAAGCTTCTCGATCAGTTGATCGCCGAGCGAGCCGAGATCGCAACCGCAGTCGAGGCCACCCTGAACCGCGCTGCCGAAGAGCACCGCGACATCACCGAGACCGAGGACAAGAACCTCGCCGATCTCACCACCCGCGCAAAGTCGCTCGATACCCGCATCGCCGACCTCCGCGAAATCCAGATCGCCAACCTCGAGGCCGCCAAGCTCCGCGCCGAAGTCGCCTCGACCGAAAAGCCGGAGGCTGCAGCTGTGAACCGCGTCGAAGTGAAGTCGGAGCCGGTCACCTACCGCGCCGACGTGAAGGACTACTCCTTCTTCCAGGACGCCTACGCCGCCCAGTTCCTCGGCGACGCCGGCGCAGCTGCCCGTCTCGCCCGCCACCAGGACGAAATGCGCGTCGAGTACCGCGACAGCGGCTCGTCGAACTTCGCTGGTCTCGTCGTCCCGCAGTACCTGACCGGCCTCGCCGCTCCGTACCTGCGCGCCGGCCGCAACACCTGCGACGTCAGCCGTCAGCTTCCGCTCCCCGATTCGGGCCTGACCGTGAACATCTCCCGCGTCACGACCGGCTCCAGCGTCGCAGCTCAGAACGGCGACAACGGCGCAGTCACCGAGGCATCGCCCGACGACACGCTGCTCACCGTGAACGTCCGCACCTACGCCGGCATGGTCGACGTCAGCCGCCAGGCTCTCGAGCGTGGCACTGGCGTCGAAGGCCTGCTCGCCGCCGACCTCGTTTCCGCCTACAACACGGCCGTCAACTCGGCCGTCATCAACGGCGACGGAAACAGCGGAACGCACCTCGGCATCCTGAACACCAGCGGAATCGGCGACATCGACGTCGACGACGCCAGCCCGACCGGCTACGAAACCTTCCAGAAGATCGTGAAAGCCATCGGAACGGTCACTGCCGCCCGGTACAAGTCGCCCGACATCATCATCATGCACCCGCGCCGCTGGGCCTACATCAGCGGATCGCTCGACTCGAGCAACCGCCCGCTGGCCGGCGTCGAAGGATCGACCGCCACGAACGTCGTCGCGCTCGGCAACCCCGGCGCATACGGCCAGGCGGCCGGGACGTTGGCCGGCATCCCCGTCGTCGTCGACGCAGGCATCCCGACCAACCTCGGAGCTGGCACTGACGAAGACGCAGTGATCGTCGCTTGCCGCGAAGACCTGATCCTGTGGGAAGCCGCAGGACAGCCGCTGATGGTGCGATACGACAGCGTCGGATCTGGCACTCTCACTGTGCGCATGGTGGTCTTCGGCTACTCGGCGTTCACAGCCGGCCGCTACCCCGGTGGCATCGCCAAGTGCCAGGGAACGCTCTTCAGCGCGACCCTCTGATCCACCTAAGCCTGGGCCGGCCTCGTCCCCTCTTCGGGGCCGGCTCAGGACAGGATCGACTATGACCACAGAAAAGCAAATCGCCGCTCTGATCCAGGCAGGAGCCGATCCCGTCCTGATCTCCAAGCTGCGCACGTTCCCGCCGTCCGTGACCGCGCCGATCGTGCAAGCAGCCGAAGAGATCGTCGAAGAGGTCAAGGAGAAGCGCGGTAAGCGCAAGTCGAAGGAGGGCTGACCATGCCGTACACAACTCGAGCACTCGTCAAGGCGAGTCTCGGCATCCCTACGGCAGTCACCACCGAAGACACGCAGATCGACGCCGCGATCTCAGCGGCCGACGCGCTGATCGACCAATACTGCGGCCGCACGTTTGCGACCTCGAGCACGAACCGCGTCTACCAGCCGACCTCGGCGTTTCTCGTCTGGACTGACGACCTGGCCTCGGCCACAATTACCGTTCAGACCGACGATGACGACGACGGCATCTACGAAACCACGCTGGTCGCCAACACCGATTACATCGTCTACGGCAACGCCGCGCCCTACCGGCTCATCAAGAACGTGAACGGCGGCTGGCCGCTGTCCTACTACGGTCGGCCGACCGTCAAGGTCACCGGCACATTCGGCTACGCCGCATCCGTCCCCGATTCCGTCGAGCAGGCCGCTCTGCTGCTCTCAGCTCGCATCTACCAGCGCAAAGCGTCACCGCTCGGCTTCCAGGCTGGAGTCGTGTCCGAACTTGGCCCGGTACGAATCTCCCGGAACGATCCAGACGTAGCAGCTCTGCTCTCAGGTCTACGGCTCTTCGGAGTGGCGTAATGCCGCTCGCCACGACCTACAGCCAGGTCAAGGATGCACTCGCAACCAGGATCGACGCTTCGACGACCCTGAGCGTCGTCTACAGCGAGCCACAAGACCGGATCATCACACCATCCGCGCAGATCCTGCCCGGTAACCCGATCGCTGAATACCACCAGACAATGGGAACAGGACTCAACCTGTTCCGCTTTACCGTTCTCGTCTGCGTCCAAAGATTCGAGACAGTCAGCGCACTAGACCGGCTCGACACCTACATCTTCGGATCAGAAAGCATCGCAGCTCTCGTCGAAGCCGACGAAACACTCGGAGGATCAGTCCAGACTTCCGTTGTGACCAGGTGTAGTAACCTGGGCATGGTTCAGAGCGGCGAAGACGCCTATCTGGGAGCCGAGTTCGACGTCGAGGTTTATGTCTAATGCCGATCCAAGCCAATAACACGACCGTCCTCTACGACAACTTTGCGCTCGCCGCCTACCTCCGATCGGCGTCGCCCAGCACGACTGTCGCGATGCTCGACGCCACCACGCTCGCAGACAGCAGCCTCCAATACCTGCCAGGCCTCAAGAG